GAAGCCAGGGCGCTGCTGGCAGCACAGGAGCAAGACGAATGGCTAGCATAACTCGAAAAATAACGAGTCTCGAACAAGGCCAGTCGCTGATTCAGTGGATCAGAGATAACGTAAAAAAGGGTTTGCAAGGTGGCCCGGTGCTGGTCACGCTTGGCCGGGAGTCTAGGACAAAAGAACAGAACCGCAAAATGTGGCCTTTGCTTACTGATCTGTCAAAGCAACACGAATGGTTTAATCAGCTACGACAGCCCGAGGAATGGAAAGTCTTGGTTATGTCAGCCTACAAAGGCGAGACAAATGTGGTACCAGGAATAAACGGCGAGGTAGTCAACCTGGGCCTGAGTACCTCGGGGCTGAACAAAGCTGAATTCAGCGAGCTGATCGAGTTCATCTATTCCCTGGGTGCAGGATGGGGCATAAAGTGGAGTGATCCAGCGCTGAAAGTGTTTGAGAGTTACCGCGAGGCACAGAGCGATGCGTAAATGCCGCCAGTGCCGGGGGCCAATACCGAGCAAAAAGGATTGCACCGACCCCTACACGAACGGTGGGTTCTGCGATATTGCCTGCTATGGGTTGCACAAAGCAAAAAAAGACAGGGAGGCAAAGGATAAGCGCCAGCGCAAAGAACATGCAGCGCGCAAGGAGTCAATCAAGACCAAAGCAGAGCACGCCAGAGAATCACAGGCGGCGTTCAACGCATGGATCAGGGCCAGAGATCAGGGGTTGCCCTGCATTAGCTGTGACAAGGCTGACGATGGATCACATCAGCGGCACGCGTCACACTACCGAAGCCGGGGTGCTTGCCCTGAAATCGCATATGAGCCTTTGAACGTCCACACCTCTTGCGCTCAGTGCAACACGATGAAGTCCGGCAACATTCTGGAATACAGGATCAGGTTAGTAAAAAAAATTGGCCAGGCGGCAGTGGACTGGCTTGAAGGGCCGCATGAAGCAAAGCGGTACACTATTGATGAGTTGAAAGAGATCAAAGCGCGTTATCGTCGCTTGTTACGTGAGTTACAATTTGATACATAACTCTGATATACAGCCAGGCACCCCGGCGCTATAGTTAACTCATCGAAGCAAGACAAGCAAAAAAAAGGGGAACAACATGAACATTTCAGAAATCTCTAAAGAAATCACAACAACATTCACATCACTGGCTAGCGGCAAGGTGCGTATCGACATGAACCACACAAGCGGTATGAACAAATCTGTGACAATTAGTGAACTTCACTCAAAAGGTTTTGCAGCAGCAATGCAGGCAAATATGGTTTCTACCATAGCAGGGAATATCTCTGCTGACACATAATAAACTAGAAGCCCGGTACGCCGGGCAAAAACCAAGGGGAACAACATGACCAAGGGAAACAACATGAAAGCAACATACGAAAGCAAAGACCAGAACTACACGGACGAGCAGACAATATACTGGTTTGACGTTGTAGATGACGGTTCTTTTATTCACGGCGGCAAATTTGGGGTCGTTGAAGGACAAAACGCAGGCATTGTCGACGATGAGGGCGCGCCAATTGACGGTATGTTTTACGAGCATACAATTCGGGCGGCACTAGACGGCGCTGTCACTGACGAAATGCGCGAAGCATAAGACGGGCAAAAAACAAGGGGAACAACATGAATATTGACTACGATTTTTATTGGACAACACCGCAAGGCGTCACAGCAATTTCACACGGAACAATTACAGAAGAAGAACTTGAAGAATTAGTAGAGCGCAAAGAGCGTGAGAACCATTCCGGTGATTTGGAATTAGAATCTATTTCCTTTACTGACGTTAAGATGTAAGCCAGCCGCCCGGTACGCTGGGCAACACAGGATAGATAAGATGACAGACGTATGGGACAGAGCACCGGAAGGGGCAGAGTATTACAGTGCTAATAGCAATACGTATTACAAAATAGACAAAGGGTCTGTTCAGGTTTGGGGCGATGAAAGCATTGAGTGGTATGATCACGATACGCCTTTTAATAATTTTGAATCCCCAAACTTTATCAAGCGCCCAACCACAACACAGGAGAGGCAACATGACTGAATGGATAACAGGCCGTGAAGTAGCCAAGATCATTGGCATAAATCACCGGAACGTACCCCAGGCGGTAAAGCGCCGCAAGATTAAAATCAGGTGCAAGCGGGGCAGTGATGTTGGTATGAAACCCATCGGAGGTGTTGCAACTAATTTCTACGTTTACAGCCGAAATGACGTTGAAGATTGGTACGATAGCATCAACAACATAGTGGAGCATGTAGAGTTGACGCATGCCGAAAGGCTGAGGAACTTTGTAATGTCAAAAACATGGGATACAAAAGGTCTGACCGGGTTGCAAAACCTTACATCTTAGCTATGATGAATGTAGGCAGGCCACCAGCACCGCGCTTCTTCGGATTGCCGGGATGATTGGTGGTTTGCCGAATAGTGCGTTATGCGGATTGAGCAAACTCGGTCGGCGCACTACTTAGGGGGTGACATGGCGTCGATTGCGTGAATGCCCATCGCGGGAACACGTAAGAATTCGGTTCGATTCCGAACACCTCCACCAAACAACGCCTGGGCCCGGCGTCAATAGGGTCATGCGCTTGCTGGATATGCGTACTCCCCGACCAGCTTAGCCCACTGATATAGTGGGTTTTTTTTGGCCTGTAGTTTGATATACTAGGAGAAATCTGTTATTAGAACTGATCGGGGCTATGATGATTGAGCCGAATGCGCGGGCGGTGTTTAACGTGGATGTTAGGCCAGTAGAGCGGGGTAAGGATTGATATGGCGAGACCCGTAGGCAGACCAAGAACAACAGTAGAAGACCTCCCGCAAGACTGGAAGCAGATCATCATGGACTGTGGACAAGAAGGCGGGAGCGCGGTTGAGGTACGGTGCTTGCTTGGCATAGGCGAGTCAGGATATGGAACTTTGCTAGAAGATTCGGCAGAATTTCGGCGAACCGTAAAGCGAGCGCAAGACTTATGCCAAGTTTGGTGGGAGCGTCAGGGGCGTAAAATGACGACTGGCGCAGACGGCAATGCGACCGTGTGGATCTTTAACATGAAGAACCGGTTTAGCTGGCACGATAAGCAGCAGCTTGACCACAGCAGCACTGACGGCAGCATGACACCCACATTTGCCAGCATGTATGGCAAGCCTCAGCCGAGCGAGTAGTGGCATCTCTAAATCCCAATCTAGCTGACTTCTGGTTTGATGGTGAGCCATGCCCGGAGAATTTCATCAAAGTCCGGAACCGGGTACTGTACGGCGGCAGAGCGTCATCTAAATCTTGGGAGTATGCCGGGATGGCTGCGTCTATCGGCGCGCAATGCAGGACTAGGTTTCTGTGTGTTCGTAGATTCCAGAATAAAATAAAACAGTCAGTCTATACCCTTGTCAAGAATCAAATTGAAAACTTTGATCTTCGGGGCTATGAGATACAGGCAACAGAAATACACCATGGAAACGGCACCAACTTCACGTTTTACGGCATTGAGCGCAATACTGATGAAATCAAATCATTCGAAGGCGCGGACATTCTATGGATTGAAGAAGCCCACAACCTAACTAAAGAGCAGTGGAAAATCCTGGAACCAACGATCAGGAAGCAAGGCTCAGAAGTGTGGATCAGCTTTAATCCTAAGTTTATGACTGATTTCATATACCAAAGGTTCATCATTGATCCACCGCCAAACACCCGGACGAGGTTTATTAACTACCCTGACAACCCGTTCCTGTCTGATACCATGAGGGCGGTGATCGAAGACAAGAAGATTGAAGACCCGGACGAGCATGAACATGAGTATTTAGGCGTACCCCTCACTGACGATGAATCATCAATCATCAAACGGTCATGGATTGAGGCGGCAATAGACTCACATCTCAACCTAGAACTGGATCTCTATGGTGCCAGGAGTGTTGGCTACGATGTTGCAGATTCGGGCGACGACAAGAACGCTACTACCGTATTCAATGGCTCTGTCTGCATTGACTTAGACGAATGGAGCGCACCCGAGGATGAGTTGAATCAGTCAACTAAGCGGGCATGGTCAAAGGTAGGATCGGGGTCTCTGATATATGACTCAATCGGTGTGGGTGCTCATGTAGGCTCGACACTCAAAGAGATGGGCAAGCATGACAGATATCACAAATTCAATGCTGGTGGCGCTGTTATCAGGCAGTCTACTGAGTATGCACCGGGCATTATGAACGGCGAGAAATTCGAGAACCTGAAAGCCCAGGCATGGCAGGACGTATCTGACCGGCTAAGGAACACATACAATGCAATCAACAAGGGCATGCCCTACCCGGCCAGCGAACTGATTAGCATAAGTTCTGAGCTTCCGCACCTTGAGAGACTTAAAAGAGAGCTATCAACACCCCGGCGAAGCTTCAGCAAACGGGGGCTAGACATGATTGAAACCAAAGATCAGCTATCAAAGCGCAGCATCAAGTCTCCCAACTTGGCTGACTCGTTTATCATGGGGGCATGCCCTCACTTAGTCACAATCGACAGACCCTCAATCCGTTCATTGTAAAAACGTTGACACACGGATATAATTGAGGTAACGAAAACAGGCAGGCCGACTATGTTTGGATGGATGAAATCAGGATTCCGACAAAAAGAATCACGCACCGGCGCTGTCATGTATCGCGGTATGCCCGAAGCCCAGTGGACTCCACGTGACTATCGACTATACGCTGACGAGGGCTATCAAAAAAACGTCATTGCGTACCAAGCTATCAACAAGACTGCCCAGGCTATTGCGACTATCCCATGGATTGCTCGCCGCCCGAACGGCGAGGAGCTAACTGACACGCCATTCCTGCGTCTGATTAACAACCCTAATCCAATGCAGTCTCGCTATGAGTTCCTGCAAGCCCTGGTCGGTTTCTATCGTATAGCAGGCAACGGATACATCGAACGAGTAATGCTCGGCGCAAATCCGCGCGAGATGTATGCACTACGGCCTGACCGGATGACAGTTAAAAAAAGCCAGACTGGGTTCCCAGGTGGTTATACTTACCGGGTAGGGCAGGACAAGACAGAGTGGGAAGCTGACACATCTAATGGACTCAGCGATATTCGTCACCTGAAGGCATTCAACCCGCTTGATGACTGGTACGGAATGAGTCCTATCGAGGCTGGTGCCTACGCTGTCGATCAGCACAACGAGACAATGAAGCACATTCAGGCTCTGCTACAAAATGGGGCAAGCCCGTCGGGTGCCATGGAGTCAGACAAAGACCTTAGCCCCGATCAGTTCAACCGGCTCAAGGCAGAGATCGACGAGAAGTACACGGGCAGTCGTAATGCCGGTCGACCGATGCTGCTTGAGGGTGGCCTGAAATGGACACAAATGGGCATGTCGCCTGCTGACATGGCAATCATTGAGACCAAGTACAGCGCAGCGCGTGACATATCGCTTGCCCTTGGCGTGCCGCCCTTGCTGCTCAACATACCCGGCGACTCAACGTACAGCAATTACCGGGAGGCTCGGCTAGCGTTTTATGAAGAGACGATAATCCCGATGATTCACTACATCAGGGATGAGCTTAACGGCTGGCTGTCTGAATCTTTCGGCGGCATATTGCTGGACATTGACCTCGATCAAGTACCGGCGATTGCTGAGAAGCGGAAAGAGCTGTGGACCATGGCCGACCAATCAACCGACCTGACGATCAACGAGCGCCGTGAGATTAAGGGTTTTGAACCCACTACTGGCGGCGAAACGATATACATACCGTCCAACAGCATACCTCTTAACTTTGATATTATTGATCCAGATCAAGACCCTGAAGACGCGGCGGCTGAAGCCTTTGGCGATGGTGCTGTGCCCA